AAATCCAGAAACAACTTTAAGTAGAGGAGATTTAATATTTGCTATGGTTAAAACTGCTACAGCATCAACTGCATTTTTTAAAGTAGCAATAGAATTGGGGTATGATAATTAATAATGAAGACATGAAAAGCACAATACAAGATACTATTCAAGTAGGAGTAGCTAATGCAGGAGCAATAGGGATTTCTTTAGCACATTTTAATGAATTTTTAACTACAATATCATTATTAATGGCTATTGGTTTTTCAATTTATAAATTTACAAAAACAAAAAAATAACATGGCAAGTACAGTAACAGCAGCAAATTTAACAGTAACTATAACAGAATCTTATACTCTTAATGGTGTTTCATATGGTAATACTGTAGAAAAAACTTTTGCATCTAAAGGACAAGTAGACCAACGTATAATGAATGTATCTACTACAGCAAAAACAATATTTAACTGGGGAGCTGCTGATGAAGCAGGAACTGCTGTTAAAGCTGATTACACTTATTTTAGAGTAACTAATTTAGATGACACTAATTTTGTAACACTTAGATTATATAATGGTGCAGATAGTTTTTGGTTTAAAGTTGCAGCAGGAGAATCTTTGTTATTAATGAATAATGAAATGGATGCAATAACAGGTACTTCTTTTGGTGCATTAGCAGATATAACATTAGTAGCAGCACAAGCAGATACAGCAGCTTGTGATATAGAATTTATTGCAGTAACAGCATAACATGGCTAAATTAGTTTTTGCTTTTAGAAAAACCAAAAATAAAAAACGTAAAGGTGTTCATTCTAAAAACTCTTCTAAGAGTCAGAATGGATATAAAAAACCTTATAACGGACAAGGAAGATAATGAAATTTGAATATTTTAAAGTTAATGAATTTGCTTGTAAATGTGGTTGTAAAACTAATAATATTAACTTAGACTTTATAGAAGATTTAGATAGGGCAAGGTCATACAGCAACATTAAATATAAAATAACATCTGGTTATAGATGTTCAAATCACCCATTGTCTATAAAAAATCCTACAAGTTCACATATAAAAGGAATAGCAGCAGATATACTGTGCAAAGATAGTTACGATAGAGCAGTAATAATAGCAGGTTTAGCAGAAGCAGGTTTTGTAAGAATTGGTTTAAGTAAAGATGGATTCATCCATGTAGATTCAGATCAAGATAAGGTTCAGCCAGTTATCTGGTTGTATTAATATTAATTAAAATAAATAAAAAATGGAAATGTTAAAAAAAATGTTTGATTCAAGAAAATTTTGGTACGCTACATCAGCAATATTTGTACCATTTATAGCAGCTAAATTAGGTTTATCAGAAGCTGAAGTAGAAAAAGTTTATTATGCAATTTTGACTTTAATTTTAGGTCAAGGAATTGCTGATATTAAAAAGTAATGAGTAAAATAGTAGATATGTTAACAGGAAGTTTAGTTAGACAAACTATAAAACCAGTAACAGAATTATTAAAATCAGTATTAGAATTATTTAAAGACACAAAAGGTAAATATTCTTCTAAAAGAACTATAAGTGGAGTGTTAGTTATAGCTGCTAGTGCAGACATAAGTTTAAATGGCATTACTTATATGAATTTAGGATTAAGTTTTTTAGCTATTTTACCTTTATTGTTTTCTGTCTTTGAAAAAAATGTATGTAATTCCGATTGTACTTTAAAAAAATAATTACATTTGTAATTATTAGCAACAGTTCTGGTTGTTAAATTGTTTTAGTTTTAGTTTCAAGAATAGGGTGTTAATAACATCCTATTTTTGGTTTATAAGCATACTGTTTTTAATATATATTTACTTAAACTAAAAAAAATAAAACTATGTCAGAAAATTTAAAAGGTAAAAGATTAAGATTATCATCACAAGAAGTTGATTTAATTAACGAGTTTAGAGGTAATGATTTAGATAATATTAATGGTAACACAGCTTTAGATATGCATCTTAAAGAAAGAGGTATAGATAAAAAAGATGTTGTATCAGTTAAGCATTGGCAAAGCATGACTGGCGAATTAAGATTTTCAATAGTAACAAAAAAAGATTATGGTTTAGATGAAAACCAAATACTTGACAACATAAAAAAACTAATAGAAAATTATTCTCCAACATATTTAGACCAACCTAAAGATTTTGATAACGATCATCTTCTTGTAATAAATCCTGCCGACATTCATATAGGTAAATATGCAAGTGAGTTAGAAACTGGCAGTGGATATGACTGTGAAACTGCTGTAAATAGAGTTTTAAAGGGCATACAAGGACTTATAGACAAGTCTACAGGTTTTGGTATAGAAAAGGTATTATTTTGCATAGGAAACGATATACTGCATATTGATAATGTTTACAATCAAACAACATCAGGAACAGCACAAGATGTAGATGGCAAATGGTGGGAACATTTTCAAATTGCTCTTATGTTATATGTTAAATGTATAGAAATGTTAAGGCAAGTAGCACCTGTAGATGTACTGCATAGTATGAGTAACCATGATTACCAAAGTGGTTTTCATTTAGCTCATGCTTTGAAAAGTTGGTTTAGAAAAGCTGATGATATAAACTTTGATATAAGTGTAGCTCATAGAAAGTATTATAAATATGGTAAAAATTTAATAGGTTTAGAGCATGGTGATGGAGCTAAGATTGATAAATTACCTCTGTTAATGGCACAAGAGCAACCTTTACTCTGGTCAAAAACTAAATACAGATACTTTTACCTGCATCATATTCACCACAAGGTAAAGCACAAGTGGTTAGATGCTAAAGATTTCATTGGTGTAACAGTAGAATATTTAAGAAGTCCATCAGGTACAGATAGTTGGCACAGCAGAAAAGGATTTACTGGAGTTCCTAAAGCTGTAGAAGGTTTTTTACATGAGAAGAATAGTGGTCAAGTAGCCAGAATCACACATTATTTTTAAATTTTTGTTAAAAAGGTTTGGTAGTCTAATTCAATTTTATACTTTTGTGTTTATTAACTAAAATTAAATAAAATGAGTAACAATTTAAGTAAAACTAAAATGAAAAAAGTAGAAGAAGTAAAGCCAGAAGTTAAAGAAACAAGAAAAGAAGCACTAAAAAGATTGTTTTTAGGTAATGGTTTAGTAAAAGAAGATGTACATAATGACCCAAGAGGTTTTGTTTTTATAAAAAGGTCAGGTATAGATAAAATTGTAAGGAAACAAGGTATCACAGTTGCATACGAGGTGGTTATTATGGATGCTGACAGGGTAGTTTTAAAAGCAGTAGCATCTATGGAGGGTAAAAATAACAAACCAGTTAACATGATGTCATTTGGTGAAGCATCTGATGATAATTTAATGGGTGGAGCAAAAAACTTTCCAGTTGCTATGGCAGAAAAGAGAGCAATGGCTCGTGTGGTTCTTAAAATGACTGGCTTCTATGAGCAAGATAAAGTATTTGGTGAGGGAGAGTTTGCTGAATAGTGAACGATGATTGGATTGATGAGGTTGTTGATGGTAAACCTAAACAAGCTGAATACTGGCAGATAGATTACATTGACAACCTCTTACCAAGAACAACACTAACCTTAGAATATCAAGCAGAAATATTAAATAAAATTTACGATAAAGATTTTTCAGTATTAGAAGCTGAAGAAATAATAATTGAATTAAAACAAAACGAAGTATATGCTGACCCTAGAGATCAGTATAAAAAAATGTTTAAGTCTGGAATGTTTAATGACAAAAAAATATAAATTTTCACAAATTAGAGAAGCTCACAATGAGTTTGAAGCATTTTTAAGAATAAAAGGTATGTCTACTAGACAGTTTTCTTTTCTTTTAGATGTGAGTGAGATAACAGCAAGTAGGTATGTTAAAGACACTACTAAGATGCGATATTCTCATATGAAAATAATAGCCGACCATTTTTTAATGTCAGTAAAAGATGTTGTAGATATAATAGAGTACGATTTAAAATAAAAATATGATAGAAGAAAATAAAAAAAGATTAAAATTTAGTAATTACTTTCATGAAGTTATTATTAAAGAATTAGAAAAGAAATTTAATGTAGATGAACAATATATTTTTTTAGGATCAAGAAAAAGAAACGTAATTCAAGCAAAAAGAATGTATATTTTTGTTTTAAGAAGTATGTTTGATTTAACTTTAGAAGAGATTGGAGATATAACTAATCTTTATCATGCATCAGTTTTGTATCATTACAGGCAGGTAGAGTTTTTTAATAAAACTTATGTAACTGATTCAGAAACTTATAAAAATATTATAAGTAAAATAGAAAGCGTAACATTAGATGAGAAGATTGATTGTCTTGAAAAGCAAAACCGAGTAAACAGTTTAGAATTAACCAAATTATATAATATTAAAAAAAGAAAAAATGGAAAAAAAAGAAAAGAATTACTTACCAAGTAGCATTAAAGAAATAAAAACACAATATGGTTCAATGATTGTAGCTAACTTTAAGATGGATGAGTTAAAAGCAATTGAAAGTAAAGGTTGGTGTTCAATAGTTATATGTGAAAGAAAAGAACCATCTGAAAAAGGTGCTACACATTATGCTTACCAGAATACATATGAGCCACCAAAACAAAAGACAGTAGATAATACTGCTGATGCAAAAGATGATTTACCATTCTAAATAAAACAGAAGGGAAAGTAGGCGTATTGCCACCTAAACTTTGTGGGTGTTTAAGAGCATCCTGTTTTTAGTTAAATTGTGCTTTCCCTTCTTTTTTTACCTATGACAAA